TTTCCGTTTCCTTGCCGAGATTTTTTGGGTCTAGACTGCTTAAGGTCACCATTTGTTGTGTAAACTGCCATTATTCCTCCTTGTTAATTTGAGTTTTTACTGTATCAGGATGTGGAGAACCTGTTTTGTAGAATTCAATCGCCAAGTCCTCCATTTGATCGAAGTATTCCTCCTGAGTGAGTCTTGAGTATACTTCCTTCCCTTCGATTATGATACTATATGATTCTTGTTTTCTCATGTCCTACTCGCACACGTGGATCGCACCAGATTTCGAAACCTGCTTCTTTCGCATCAAGACAGAAAGAAACGTCTTCACCGCACATGTCCTGTACCTCGCCACTTTCGAAGACCTGCATCTTAGGTGCGAACCATGGATAAGGCATACCTTCGTGTTCAAATACTCCATTTTTGATAAGAAGCCATCCGAAACCTGTGTAGTCTACTGTAAAAGGTTTCTTTCTTTTCTGTATACTATCTACTGTTTCATGATTCATGACTCCACCGTTGTTACGGAAATCATCTTCTTCTAGCCAATGAGCAACTGAAGTTGTTCTACCATCTTCTGTAGCATACCAACCTGCTGCTATATCTTTTTCCATTAAGATTAACTGAAAGAACTTCTCAGAATTAAAGACTATATCTGAGTCAATCCATAATTGCCAGTCATATTTTAGTTTTCCATCCCATGGTAATTGCTTAGGCCCTCTGAGAACGTTTGCACCCAAACATTTACAACGGGCGAAATTTACCATTGATGAATAATCTTGAGATATCTGTATACTTGCACCAGCCTGAACCAAGTCAAAGCATAGTTGTACGAAACTCTTTAAGTATTGGTATGAGACTCCTCGGCCTGGTAAGCAGAAAACTATTGCCTTTCCCTTCACCAACTGCTTTGCCTTCTCATAGTCCCATTCTTGCACTTGCTTTTGTGCAGTCGGTGCTTTTGCCTTCACCGTGAATCCTTTAGCCATAAAAATTAAATTCCTTCAATTCAATTATATCACCTTATATAGGTGTTGTCAATCAATCTGTATTTTCGGTTATTATTACTTCCTCATCTACCAAGTTCCATTTAAGTTCCGTGTCTTCGAACCATCCCATCTCATTAATTATTGCTTCTGGTATTATTACCTTGTACTCCCCAGTTACGTTATCGACTTCTATGGCCGAGAAAATATGTCCGAAATTTTTTTGCATTAATGAAACGACCTTAGGCTGTTTTTATATAGCGAAAAAAATTTTTGTATAAGAGGAAACATTTATCTCGCTTCCGTAACACTTTGTAGGTTAGGTTCCCATTCGGTTTTAATATAAGGGGGGATCGGCCCCCTTACACTGTCTGGCTCACTAATAAGGCATTACATGAACACCTGTAGCTGTGTCTAATAGATTTGAGATTCCGTCCTGTTGAAGTTTCAAAACTACTTGAGAGTTCTTATTGGCTTTGCTTAGGCCTAAAAATGCTTTTATTCCGTTGTTGCTTGTGAGTCTAAGTCTGAGCCCTGTGTCTATTATAGCTCCTGTGATTTCTGATCTTAGGATGATCTTACGGCTGCTCTGCCCTTTCCAATCTCTTTGAAATTCGGCCGACCATCTGTTCTTTAATAACTGAACTGTCTTAAGGTTTGCTTCGTTGACTATATGCACCTGCTTGGCCTCTGTGTCGTTTATGACCATCACCATGCCATGATTATCCTCCAATAAGACCTGCTTGAGCCATGCGGTTAGATCATCAGATTTGATCTTATTTAATTGGTTGTTACAGTGGCTGGCGAAGTACTGTCTAAAATTTTCTACTTGTTTCTCTGCTTCGGGTGTGTCTCTGTATAACTTAGTCAATAGTATAAAATCTTCAAACTCTTTTTCATCTACAAGGCCATCTATCTTAGAAGTATTAACCCAGTCAAAAGACCCATTCTTTAGCCCCTTCTTATGCTTGATTGAAATATTAACGTCACCCGCCTTTGCGTCGGCTTTGCTCTTTGTTCCCCCGAAGTGCTTAACCTCTTCGGCAAATAGGCCAGTCTCATTTAAAAAGTCTATTGTATTAAGTTCGTTTTTAATACCTGATGTGTGAACTGAGCCGTCTGTTTTGAACATTGATTTTAATCCGTGTTTGTTTGTTACTCTTATTATAAGGGATTTTAACCCTTATTGCTTGTTTTTGAGCCAGTTGTTTTATTGGCACGTCTGTAGTCAAGATCTGTGGCTATTGCTGTTCCTACTGTGTAGAGTGCATAACAGCCACCAACTAAGATAAAAAGTTCCATTAGAAGTCGTTTAAAATTGAAGATTTACGTTTGTTTTGAGCCACCATTCTGTTAAACTTTTTTGATTGCTTAGGGCTCATTCCGTAGAAGTAGTTAAAAAGGTTTCCTTCGTACTGATCAGCTATTTTTTCAAGATCCTTGTTCATTGTCCTCCTTTAGAATAAATGTACTTGTTAAAGTTTGGTAGTCGATCATTAGATCATAATCCTTGTCACGATACACTTCTAAAAGTGCATCGTAAACCTTAGGGTCAAGCGGCTTCATGAATCTCCTTAATTAATTGAGTCATTTCTGTTAAATCTGCTTCCTGCCAGATTGCTCCATCAGGTGTAGTTGTAGAGCCAATTCCGTCCTGATCTGGAAGAATATGAAGAAGAAATTCTCCGTAAGTTTCACACTCTTGTGCAATTCCGTAGAAGCCAGTGTCGTTATTAATCCATAAGGCACAGTTCCAAGTAGTCCAATTTGACCAGCCGTTGTAAGTGCCTGTACCGATGTCTGAAAGATTGAAAGTTGTTTGAACCATGAGTGGAACTCCTTTTGTTTATATAATTATTATAACGGATAATGGCCCGTTGTGGCGGTTTTAGGCCCACTTAATTAAGTGGCACACTAATAACTCCGATAGGGGTGAATTATGTTAGAGCTGAAGTCTAATACGTTTGAAACTCCTATACGTAAATTTGTACGTAGGCTAAACGTGTTAGCAAATAACATAGCCAAAAATGCAATCATAAAAATGTTTTTCATTAGTCAGCCTCCTCTACTGTGTAAACTTGGTAATCTGCGTCATCCTGAAGAAATTCCCATTCTGTACCAGATTTTAAAGCCAGTGCTTCTGCTTCTGACTCATCGTTGGCCTCAACGTAGGCCACGTAGTTGCTTACTCTTGAAGCAACTATTCTAAATTCTTTCATTAGCCCATCTCCAAAAATTTATTCATGGCCATTTCCCCTGCGATCTTCTGAGCATCTGCAAAGAATGGGGAATCCTCAGCAATTCCTATTTCAGCCAAGGCCTCTTCAAAGAGGGTTTCTAAAATTGAGTCGTTAACTGGATGGCTCATTATGCGTACCTCCCTGCGGGGTGTGGGTTTGATGGTGTGCAACCGAATGAAGCAAAAAATGCGTTCATTTGGTCTAAGTCTAAGTCAGGATCGTCAAAATCAACTCCCCCTGCGTGGTCTACTCCCCACTCTGCGATTTCGTCAATGAAAGTTGCGAAATCTTCGCAAAGGTAAGCAATGTCGAAAAATGACTCTTTTTCTTTGATTCTGTTTATTAATCTTTCTGTTTTTGTTTGGATCATTAAGAAACTCCTTTTGTGTATATGTTTATTATAGAGGATTGAATCCCCTGATGGGGATTCAGTGTGCCAGTTTAATCTTTGTCTGTGTACTCACCTTCGACAACTCTGTTACCATTAAGAGCGTACCAGACTAACTGAGCATGACCAAATTGCTGTGCCATATCATAGCAAAGATCGAATCCGAAGTCATTTGTGACTTCTTCTTTTATATTTGTATTTGGGACTTCTACGAATTTTTGAATGAACATAATTTTTAAATTTGTTTTGAACTTATATTAGTATTATACACACAAAAGTGGTCACTTTGCAACCACTTGTGTGCCACTAATTTGACTGGCCTAATACTCTGCAATTTGTTTCATGTAGTTCCAGACCTCCGCAAATGTTAGGTAGCCAATTACGTCTTTCCACTGGTGGTCATCATAGTGTAGCTGGTCACCTTTTAAAAGTGCGATTTCATAAAGTCCATCTGGGCCACCATATGATCCCTCATGGCAGGCAACGCTTGCACCATAGCCATTCTCAAAGTAATATCTTACAACTTTTCTTGGCTTACGGATCACTCTTTCTGTGTACATAAAATCGTTGCCTTCTTTGAGATTGTTTGGGTCGTACATAGTTTTAAAACTCTGTTTGTTTGTTATTCTTATTATAAGGGATAATGGGCCCTTATGGAAGGGCCCATGTGCCACTAATAATACTGGCTGAATATGTGTCCGTCGTATTCGCAATAATCATATGATAAATTATCCCATGATTTTTCCCAGTCTATTTCGATCCAACTGGCCGAGGGTGTGTTCACTTCGCCACAATCCATGGCTATTTGCTCCGCAAATTCCGCACCTGATGTGTAATGGCCCATGTACGCATCACGGCAGCTGCTTATATCATGTATTGAGAACTCTTCAATAAATGCTTCGACAACATCTGAGCCCATATCATCTATCATATGCAAATATTCTGTATATTCAAATTGAAAAGCCTTTTCTCCGTGCTCTTCTATAAACTCTTGCATATCTTCTCTTTCATAGCCCTCATCTTCAATATACTCTTTTATTAATTCTTCTGTGGTCTCTGAGTAGGTAAAAGTTGGAATAGGCATTAAGCTCTCCTTAGGGTTTACATGGCCATTATAACGTCAATGACTAAAAACGACAGTCTTCGGTGGACGGTTTATAATCTGGGCCAAACTCTTTGATGTCGGCCAAAACTTCGTCTATAGTATCGCTGAACATTTCATCAAAATAACCTTCTAACTCATCCATAGCCTCATTATAGGTTAATGAGTCTATCCACTCTTGTTCGCTGTTCATAACATAACGAACTAAGTCTTTAGTCATCATGCCTTCTACGATCCTATCAACGTAGAGCTCCTTAAGATACTTAAATTCTACGTCGGTTAATTTTCTTTGCATTTGGCCCACCTAGTGTTATTGAAATTTGCGTGGCTGAACCACTCTCTGTCGATTAATTTGTATGATCCTATTTTATTATGAATTACATAGCCCTCAGCATCAACAAGCTCTGGATTTCCTCCCTCATCCATCAAATACGCATCAGGGCCCCATCTATGACGACACTGGCTTAATGCTATCATCTTTAAGTTTTTAACACTTATCCACAATGAAATTAAAAACTCATTCTCGAAATCTTGAGAATCAATCCAAAGCCCACTTCGTATATGATTATTTAATTCTTTTTTCAATTCTTTGGCCTCTTTTGCTGTTACGAATGTAACCATCTGAGCCATCTGTCTAACGAATTTCAAATAGTTTTTGAAATCAAATTTAGATCCGTATTTGTTGTATTGGCCTATGCTAGTACCTGCGTTAGGTTTAATGAATAGACAGTCAGAATTGCAATCAAGATTGTAACTAAGGGGCTTTGCTTTTGCATCTTTTAATGTTGTAGTTGTGGTGTATTCTGTGTGGGGAGCTATGATTAAATGTTCCATTACTTGGTCATTAAAATCATAAACTATTGTATTTGGCTGATATTGTTCTTTACCACCAAATCCGATAAAATCGCCCTGATAAATTGAATCAGTATCAGGTAGCCAACGTAAACACGCAAGCAAAATATCTTGTACTGGGTGGCCTTCGTAGTGAGTCATTACATCAGCTGGACTTTCACAAATCTTGATTTTCTTCTTATTGAAAACAGATTTAGTGCCTACGAACTGACGGCCTGTGGCTGGGTTCTTCCCCCATACGATAGCGGGAGCTCCGTCATACTTAACGGAAATTTCCTGCTCTTGTTCCAGTGCATCCAATACGGATAGATCACCAGTTAAAATTGTGTCTTCGGGGTGTTCGAGATGTTTGTTTTGCATTAGTTTACATAAAAAAGGTGATCTTCCCCACCAGTTGGGGATGCTTCATAAACTGTGTCTGCGTCTATGTTTTCTTTTAGGTTTGGATCATATAACCTGATTGATAATTCTGCATCATCCGCAGTGCCTACCCATCCTTTGCGGTCTAGGGCATCATCTATAATATTCCACACTTTGTGTATTTCTTCATCATTTAAGAATGAGCAAATGTTCCAGTATTTGTCCATTAGTATGCCCTCCAGAAAAATGCGTTTTCTCCGTTGATTTGCTTTATTAACGCATCTGCTTTTTTATTGTTTTCTCTCTCTAAATCTTCACACATTTTGATTAATTTTCTTAATCCTTCTACGTCTTTGTCGAATTGTTCTGTAGTGTAGGTCATGAAGTCCTCCTTTGTGTATGTACTTATTATAACCCCAAACAAATACGAATGGGGTTATAGTGGACAGTTTATAAACTGGCCTAATAGTATCCCGCTATTTCCATTCCTGGTTCATCATAGAAACATTGAAAATTTACATCTGGGAACTTTTCACGCAATTTTGCTATAACTCCTTCGGGTGGACTCCATGCTGTATTAAATGTAATTGCTAGAATTTCTGAGTCTTCGTACTCGATACCAGCCATATCTGGCTCCCACTTGGTGTCCCAATTATCAACGCACCAGCTATACCATCTGTCGTCATTTGTACCATCTGGCCAGTTGTATGTCTCCCATAAAATAGAGCCGTCTGGGTTTTTCATCTGCTCTAACTTTGGTAACTCTCCCTTCTCGTTTGGGATTGTCTTAAAGTCAGGCATAGGGAATATATCATTAAATGGTGTCTTACTCTCAAATATCTTTTCAATCTCTTTAAGTTTGTCTTCGTCACCATAAGCCGTGACTCTGTTATAGCACCAATTAGGCATAAATTTGCTCCTTGTTTGTGTATATAATTATTATAACCCCAAACGAATACGAATGGGGTTATAGTGGCCACTTTTTCAAGTGGTTAGGGTTAGGTTATCAAAGAATGTCTGTGGTTTCTCCTTTGCAATCTCTCCGTCTAACCACTTGTTAATATGTCTACTCGTGGTGACTGACCAAAATTTCTCTGTTCTGTAATATTGGTTATCATCTGATAAACACGCAACGGGTGTTCTATATGAGAATAAAACTTGAAATCCGTTTAGGTCTACTTGAGTCATGTTTGACGCAATAGGTGTGAGTTGCATAATTGCTCCTTTTGTAGTACAGTTTTAATATAACACCTGATCAGGTGTTGTGGGTGAATTGGTAGACAGTTTAATGACTGGCCACTATTGTGCGAATAACTTCGAATAATAGTCTATCTTATCCGCATCCCTTTTGAGAATGCAAATTTGGTTAACGTGCATTAAGTGTGGTAAATGTGGCTGGGCCTCTTCCCAGTTTTCCCAGTCGTATACACTCAATGCATTATCCATATCCACGGAGCCGTCCTTAAATGTTGGGCAACTCATGAATAGGCCATCGTCGTCTATCCAAAATGTATGGCCAAGATGTATTGACTCATACATACGCATCGTGGGTGCTGTTCCTATCATTCTACTTATTCTCCTTAGGAAGTTTAGGAACTCGAATAGAACTAGCAGTAGGTATAATAAAATCATCTGAAGTATCATTCGAAAAATCATCTATATCCCAATTCTCTCCATATTTTGCAACCATTTTTTTGCAAAACTCTGGATTCTGTGGATCAAAGTAAATATATTCTTGTTTAATCATGCTTCGCATACCTCGATAGCGTTTACAAATGCTACACAAGCCTTTTCAAACTTTCTTAACGAATCAAATGGGATTTGGTCGTTCTCTTCACCAACATAATCAAAAAGTTTGTTAATGTCGCTCTGTAAGTTAATCAGAGCTAGTTCGTTCTTTGTGTAACTCATTTAATAATCAGTTTTTGTGTACATACTCATTATAACGAAAAATGGCCCATTGTGTGAGAGAATGGGCCACTTTATTAACTGTCCACTAAGTCAGACATAATAACGAGAATAGTATTATACTAATAATAGTTAATAAGTTTCTCTCCTCCAATGCGTCTTTATTCTTACCGTAGGCTTGAAAGATTTCTGCTTTGGTGTTTTTTAGGGTTACTTGTGATTTCATTGTTAGATATTTTATAATCACCACGTAAAATCATTGTTATTGATATACGCATCAACATCAAATTTTTCTTCGTCTTTAAACTCTGGCAGGTCGTAGAGTTCACCTGGTGTGTCCATTAATTCTTGCAATAGGATGTCTTCGTATTCCATAATAATTTGTGGTAATGGTTTGCGGGTGGTCTTACGGTCTATGATCCTAACGGTATCTTTTACGGATAAATCCAACCGTGTCATAACTACGATAGATCCTGCCACATTTCTAATATAATTCAGGCCGACCTCTTTTGCAAGAGGTGGTGTGCCAGTTATTTAATAGGCACTACGAAAGACTTGGAATATTATGTCCTCAGTCTCCGTGAGAATATCTTCGGATCCGTAGACCTCGTTAAGAAATTCTGGATCATGATCCTTAAATTCACTCAAGGCACCATCTATGAGTGTCCACTGATCATCTGTGAAAAAATCACGAATTAGGTTGATTTGAGAATGAGAATAAGATTTCCCATTGATTGTTAGAAAATTGTCCATGTACTCATACTAAACGAGATCCACCACGAATGGGGATCTCATGTGACACTTAAATTAGTGGCACTCAGCTGGTTGCATAGGTCGGCTGAGATGTTATAATAAAGGTATGAAACGAAGTTCGGGGGTACGAACTATAAAATCTTCGCCACGGCCCCTGCGATAAAATATTATTAGTAACACTAAGTAACATTCTCAATAAGAAAAACTTAATGAGAATCAATAACGAGTCCTTATTGAGAATGAAAAGATAAAAAAAATGCGGTGTGACACCTCATAAACCTGCACACACCATGCACCACCACACATCCGATGTGCTATAATAGAGGGATGCGTGAATCTAGTGTAGTATGTATCATAATATACGTATGAATGTACACATATCTCGTAGTGTATTATGCATAGTGTATGTATGCAAGCTCTGTGTAATCATATGAATCTCGTGCGTATTCCTCGTCGAGATCCCATGTGTCT